GGAATGTGATGATAGGCGCAAAGTTTTTAGAGACCACCCGTTACATGATTTTACGTCACATGCGGCAGATGCGTTTCGGTATCTCGCTGTGGGTCTCGAAAATAGAAGTAACTTTACGAAACCTCCGCAGCAAGTTGCGGATATGGATTACAACCCTTTTACGTTATGAGTAAGTCTATTGATGTAGATGCCATCAAGTATTTGCTTGATTGGAGTGATTACCACGGCTGGTGGGGCGTTGAAGAAGTTGAACGCTGCATTAGACCGCCTATGACCTTAGACCAGTATATAGTTCTAAGAGATAATTCTGATATGCCTATATGCTTTGCGACCTGGGCGTTCCCTAATTATGGACAGATTGTTGAGTATACTGACAGCTTAGAGTTTCCAATGGAAGGTTATGGCGGTGGCGGTTCAGTTCCGTGGATAATTGACTTTATTGCCCTTGGCGGCAAAAGAAACATAGCTATAGGTTTCAGAAAACTTAAAAGTGTGTTATCTAATAAAGGGTACAAAAATGCGTACTGGCTGCGCACTGAGACGCAAAAACTAGGCTTTCATGCACTAAGGAGTTAAAAATGGGCGGTGGATTACCAAAGTTCGTTCCCAAGATTATTAAGAAACCCATAGACAAAGGTGTTAAGGGTGTTCGCAAAGTAGCGGCTGAGGCTTTTGAAGAAGTTATTGAGAAGCCAACTAAGAAAATAGCTGCTGAAACTTTTGACGTTGTGCTAAACACTGACAAGGAAGAACGCCGTGCCATGCTGGGCGGCATGCCAACGCCAGAACCAGAGGTCACACCAGAGGTAACGCCAGAGGTTGTGCCAGATGAAACAATCCTTGCAGATACATCTCGCCGCCGTACTAAGACAAAGCGGTCAGGTGCGGGTGGTACTTTAATGGAAGGCTACGGTGTGGCTTATTCTACACCAAGCGCCAAAGCAGCGACAGGGAGTAGCAAATAATGTCTTTCCTAAAGCCAAAAGTGTATATGCCACCAGCACCACCGCCACCTCCCCCACCAGCAAAAGCCGGTGAAGAAGATACACAACGCGCAGCAGCCTTGTCTGAAGAAGCTGTAAAGAGAACCCGCCGCAAAAAGGGTGCCGGTTCTACAATTGTAGCTGGTGCGCTAGGCCAAGAGACTGGTTCTATGTCAGGTGGCACACCTACATTATTGGGGTAATACATGGATGATTTTGTCAAAAGTCTGGTAAAGCGTTACGAGTTCCTAAAAACCCGCAGGGATAATTGGGATACACATTACCAGGAACTAGCTGACTACATGCTGCCACGCAAAGCTGACATTGTTCGCAAGCGCAGCCGTGGCGAAAAGCGCATGGAACTTATCTTTGATGGCACAGCTTTGCAGTCTGTTGACCTACTTGCTGCCAGTTTGCATGGCATGTTGACTAGCGGTGCTACCCCTTGGTTTATGTTAGACATTAAAGATGCTGACTTAGGCCGCGATGATGAGGTGCGTGAGTGGTTGCAAGACACAAGCATGCGCATGATGAGGGCTTTTAGTCAGTCTAACTTTGAAACTGAAGTCCATGAAATGTATGTAGACCTGGTTGTGTTTGGCACAGGCTGCATGTTTGCAGAGATAGATGATGGCAATCTAAGGTTTAGCACCCGTCATATATCTGAGTTCTATGTTCAAGAGAACCAATACGGAATTGTAGATACTGTATTCCGCACTTATAAGATACCAGCGCGTCAGGCGGTGCAACGCTTTGGCTTTGACAACGTAACCGATTACATTCGTAAGAAGTTCCAAGACAAGCCTGATGAAGAAGTTGAAATTTTGCATGCAGTAGTGCCGCGCATTAACCGTGACCCTGCTAAAAAAGACAACAAGAATATGCCATTCGCATCGTTCTATGTTGATATGCAAACCAAGGGGCTGCTTTCTGAAAGTGGTTTCCAAGAGTTCCCGTACATTGTCCCACGATTCTTGAAGGCAACTGGTGAGACAATGGGGCGTTCCCCAGCGATGGTTGCGTTGCCTGACGTTAAGATGTTGAATCTTATGTCAAAAACAATCATCCAAGCTGCGCAGAAACAAATAGACCCTCCCTTACTTGTTCCTGACGATGGTTTCCTCTTGCCCATCCGTACTCAGCCTGGGGGATTGAACTTTTTTAGAAGCGGTACAAGAGACACAATCACACCGCTAAACACAGGCGCAAACATTCCTATTGGTCTTAATATGGAAGAACAGCGCCGTTCAGCTATCCGTTCAGCGTTCTATGTTGACCAGCTTCTTAGTGGCACTGGCCCTAACATGACAGCTACAGAGGTTGTGCAAAGGCAGGAAGAACGCATGCGGGTCATTGGCCCTGTGCTGGGTAGGTTGATGAATGAGATGCTGCGGCCTCTTATTGACCGTGTATTTGCGCTAATGCTGCGCAGTGATATGCTTCAACAACCGCCTGAGATTTTGCAAGGACGCGATGTTGATGTTGAATATGTATCGCCATTAGCCCGTGCGCAGAAGTCAAGCAGTCTTAACAGCACAATGAAGGCGTTAGAGATATTAATGCCACTATCACAGTCAATACCAGTGGGCGACCACATTGATGCAGATGGATTAGTAAAGCATGTGACTGATGCACTAGGTGTTCCTAAGACAGCATTGAAGTCGGAACGTGAAGTACAGCAAGTTAGAGAGGAACGTGCAGCGCAACAGCAGCAGCAGATGGAGATGATGCAAGAACAGCAAGATGTCCAGAACGCAGCCCAACTAGCGCAAGCGTCCAGAATGGTTAGCAAGTGAACCAAGAAATAGAAAAGCTAAAAGACCTTTACAGACAAACATTTAACACAGATAGTTCAGCTAAAGTATTAGCTGACTTAGAGGCACGGTGTAACTATCGTGCCTTGAGTTATGTTGCTGGCGATGCAAACGCCACAGCATTTGAGGAAGGGAAACGTGCAGTTATCCTTCATATCCACAACATGATGAAAGAGGAATAATATGTCAGAAGAAATGGTCGAACAGGTAGCCCAGCCAGAGGCTGCGCCGATGATGGAGACACCATCAGAGGTTGCATCAGGCGGGTCTGGTAACGATTTTTTACAGATGATACCAGAGGAATTACGCGAACATCCAAGCATATCACCTATTAAGGATGTTGAAAATCTAGCCCGTTCCTATGTAAACGCACAAAGATTGATTGGCGCAGACAAGATTGCAGTGCCAGTCAACCCAACAGACGAAGACTTAGACCGCATTTATGACCGACTAGGCAGACCAGAAAAGCCTGGTGACTACGGCATTGATGTCGATGGCAACGTAATTACTGAGGAATTGGCTACAAATTACGCTGATGTTGCGCATAAGTTGCGCCTTACACCAGACCAAGCCAAGGGTGTTCTCGATTATTACAGAAGCACTGTTGAACAATCTGGGGCTGCTTCATTAGAAGCGGCAGAGGTTGCCAAAGAACAGACAGTAGAATCCTTGCGCAGTGAGTGGGGCAGGGCTTTTGACCAAAAAGTTGAAGCTGCTGCACAGGTTGCCCAAGAGTTCGGCAATCCTGATATGTTCAACATTACTTTAGCAGATGGTTCAAAGCTTGGTGATAACGCTGAGTTTATTAAAGCATTTGCAAAAATTGCTGATTTCCGGCAAACTGTGACCAGTGAAGACACTGTTGCAGAAATGTCACAGTCAAGTGTAATGACACCAGCTACAGCGCAAGCTGAGATTGATGCCATTATGAATGACAAGTCTCATGCTTATTGGGATAAAAAGAACCCGATTGCAAGAAACAGGGCTGTAGAACGGATGCAACATTTGATGGAACAGTTACATGGATAATGAACTTTCCGTCACAGATATTCGGCTTGAGTGCCTACGATTAGCTGTCGAGTTTGGTAGCCAGCGTGACGTACTCAATCCACACCTACTCGCAGACCAATACTATGAGTGGGTAACGCGGGGTAGCGAGGGAACTCGTCCTGCTGACGACCAGAAAGATGGGGGCCATAAGTCGGCTGTAAAGACTAGGAGTGTCCGTAAAACGGGTAGCGCACCGCAAAGTTCAAATGTAACCGTGTAAAAGGAGGACGCTATGTCCACAGAAGTAACCACGGCATTTGTCCAGCAGTATTCTGCAAACGTGCAGATGCTATCGCAGCAGATGGGTTCCCGTCTGCGTGATGCGGTGCGCGTAGAGAATATGACTGGTAAAAATGCTTTCTTTGACCAGGTTGGTAAGGCAACTGCGCAGAAGCGTACAACTCGCCACGCCGACACACCACAGATTGATACACCACACGCACGTCGCCGTGTATCACTCGTTGACTATGAGTATGCAGACCTGATTGATGACCAGGACAAAGTACGCATGCTTATCGACCCAACATCAGCATATGCACAAGCTGCTGCCGCAGCTATGGGCCGCGCAATGGACGATGAAATCATCGCTTCAGCACTCGGCACAGCATTTACTGGTGAGACAGGTTCAACCTCAACAGCGTTGCCAGCAGGCCAGCAAATTGCTAACGGTTCTGCTGACATGTCACTTGCAAAGTTGCGTGAAGCCAAGAAGATTCTTGACTTGGCAGATGTTGACCCATCTATCCCACGTTACATCGCATGTGGCCCTGACCAGATTGAAGCACTCTTGGCTGACACAAACGTCACATCAAGCGACTTCAACACTGTGAAGGCACTTGTTCAAGGTGAAGTAAACCAGTTCATGGGCTTTAACTTCATCGTTTCTAACCGTCTGTCAAAAACTGGCAACATCCGTTCATGCTTTGCATGGGCAGAGGATGGTCTTGCATTGGCAGTGGGCCGTGACGTAATGGCGCGTATTGATGAGCGTAGCGACAAAGGCTATGCAACTCAGGTGTACTATTGCATGTCAATCGGTTCCACTCGTATGGAAGAAGAAAAAGTTGTCCAGATTGACTGTGACGAA